ATGCTCACCATCAAGCAGATCGACGCGGCAAAGCCGAAAGATAAACCGTACCGGCTGCTCGACAGCAATGGCCTTTACCTTTATGTGCCGGTTACCGGAAAGAAAGTCTGGCAACTTCGTTACAAGATCGATGGTAAAGAGAAGGTGATGACAATAGGCAAATATCCTTTCATGTCATTGCAGGAAGCCAGAGACAAGGCATGGCTTGCGAAAAAGGATGTATCTGTCGGTGTAGATCCGGTAAAGGCTAAAAAACTGTCAGTCAAAGACAACTCGTTCGGCTCTATATACAAGGAATGGTACGAGCATAAAAAACAGGTATGGTCAGAGGTATACAGCACAGAACTGTCACGCATGTTCCAGGATGACATTCTGCCATTGATTGGCGGGATGGAGATTCACGAGATAGAACCGATGCAGATACTGGAAGTGATCCGCAGGTTTGAAGACCGTGGGGCAATGGAGAGGGCCAATAAGGCAAGGAGGCGCTGCGGGGAAGTGTTCAGGTACGCCATTGTAACCGGCAGGGCCAAATATAACCCCGCTCCTGATCTGGCTGATGCAATGAAGGGATATCGCAAGAAGAACTATCCTTTCCTTCCTGCTGATCAGATTCCGGCCTTCAACAAAGCTCTATCTGGCTTCTCTGGTAGCATCGTATCGAAGATTGCAACACAGGTTTTGCAGTACACGGTACTGAGGACTAAAGAACTCCGGTCCATGCAATGGTCGAACGTCGATTTTGAAACCAGGACGATTACTATCGGTGAAGAGGTGATGAAGGGGCGCCGAGTTCACCTTGTCCCCATGTCAGACCAGGTAATTTCTTTGCTTGAAACACTGAAGCCTGTAACTCAGCCGATATCAAGTTTCGTTTTCGCCGGACGCAATGACAAAACAAAGCCGATTAGCGAGAACGCCGTGCTGCTGGTTATTCGGCAGATTGGATATGAAGGCCTGGCAAGCGGACACGGCTTCCGGCACCAGTTCAGCACAATCATGAATGAACATGAATGGCCTGCTGATGCCATAGAAAAGCAACTGGCACACGCAAACAGCGGATCAATACGTGGCATTTACAACCATGCTCAGTATCTCGATAAGCGTCGTGAAATGATGCAGTGGTGGGCTGACTACATAGACGGAAATGCCGGGTAATCACATCACCGGACAATCATCAAACTCACCTGAGCGAGCATCGTTGATGATGTAGGTGATCACCCCGAATACCGGTGATGATACGTTGTAGTCACCAGTCTGCCCTGGTATATCTTCACGCTTACCGCTCTCCAGATTCACCAGGTGTGGTCTTGGGTGTAAACGATAACGCTTTATCCTTAACTCATCATCTATCCTACAAACGAGCAGAGAGCCATCACATGGTGTTAGTGAGCTATCCACGACCAGCAAGGCACCATTCTGGATGCCTTCTCGCCAGTATGTTTGGCCCGCTCTCATGAAGTATGTAGATGCTGGATGTTCAATAAATTTTTCGTCAAGCGATATGCGATGATCGATGTAGTCAGCCGCCGGTGATGGGAATCCCATGTCATAGCCCTCCGTTGGGGTTATAGAGCATGAACAAACGATCCTCGCCTTCCGTAGGGGAAATATCCTTGAACGTGCTTATGCTGGCCTCTATCCAGGCATTTGCATCCCGCAAGGAGAAATCCCAGTTAACCTTTTTAAGTTCTCGCACAAAATCAACTGTTCGTAGTGTTCTGCGACCGCTGGGTTCAACAACTACAGCAGACCTGAATGCGGCCTCAATGTCATAACGTCGCGGCATAAATCCCCCATATAAATAATGTTTATATATGGGTCTTCCCCGATCATGGTGGGAAGGCTCAGAACGCCATATTCAGCTTTCCGTAGTGGAACATCACCCCCAGTTTAAAGCGCTCCCGGTTTCGGTATCCCCTGGCTTTTATCCTCAGCAGCCTGATCTTGCTGTTAAGTGCCTCCGCATTTCCGTTTGAGACACTGTGTCGCATCGCATTCAGGATCCCGTACAGCCTTTTTCCTATCGTTTTCGCGGCATTTTTCATCATGGGAACGTCACTGTTAGCCGCCAGCGCCAACCATCTCTGCCAGTCACTCCGTCTTTCCTCGCTCCATGGCCTGTTCCAGATATCCTTTGCCAGCTCTTTCAGCGCCCAGCACTGGCTCGTCAGCTTCATCTGTGCACGCAGCCACATCAGCTTTTCCTGCCGGGATTCGGTCATCCACTTATCGCTGTACTGCCACAGGAAGCGGGTTCCTTTTGCCTGGTGTCGGCTTTCAACAGGGAGGTGCGGATGTTCATTCTGACGGGTTTTATCAACTACCTCGCCCAGTTGCTTCGCCACATGGAAGCGGTCAAAGGCGATTTTCTCAACCGCACTGGGTAAGTGGATACGCGCTGCTCTTATATAGCCCGCGTTCATGTCCATTGAGAGCGTTTTGATAGCCAGCAACTGCCCATCAGTGAGCGTGCGAAGATAGCCGGCAAGACTCTCTGTGCCGCGATCATCCGTTAAGGCCAGCGCCCGACCATCGCGATCGGAGATCACCGTTATGTAACGATGTCCTTTTTTAAAGGCGACCTCATCCACATTCATATGACGGGCGGATAATGGCTTTTTTATCCGGGCAAGACCTCGCTTAACTGCCCGGGTCATAATGCCGTCAACCGCATTCCAACTGAGCTTAAGTTGCTTCCTGACAGCATCAACGGTGCTGATTTTCAGCCATGAGAGAACGAACGATTCGAATAGCAACGTATACCGGCTTCCGGGGCCAGCCCACGGAACAGGCAACGTCAGGCAGCCATGCTCCGGACACATAATTCGTGGAACATCGGCTTCAACAATAGTGGTGAACTGGCAGGTATCAAGATGGCGCCATTTACGATGACGGTGATCGTGAACAGAACAGGATTTACCGCAGGTCGGACAGGCTAGCCGGGTGTTTTCAGCGATCTCAATAGTGACAGTAACAGAACCGGCATTTTCATCGAGAGAAAGGGACTTTACCTGCCACGGATCGGACAGGTTGAGAATATGAGCGTAGAGGGACTTTTCGTCCATGGCGGTGACCTCTGGCGATTAAATACACCATTATCATGCCTTCAGCCACCACAACAAGGGAAGACCCTTATATATACAGTATATTCTTTGAAAAGGTGGATTCAAGTTGTTTTCAAGCAAGGGTTAGCAGCCTTCTGAAAGGATGGAGAATTTATTTTATACGTCACATAGTTTTCTTTGATAAAGGGGGAGACAAGTGTTGACCAGTAGCACCATTGGGGCTATACTTAAACACATGAGGTAGCGGAAAGGCCGCAGCCCAAATCCCGAAAGGAAGAACACATGAGCAAAGCAATGACCCAGGCAGAATTAGCAAAAATCAACGCAGAAATTGCAAAGCTGATTGCTGAGACGTCAAAACTCAACAGAGAATCAGCCTGGTATCCGATTGTTGTAGCCACAGGGCTCATCGGCGCGGTAGCCACCATCACTACAGTGCTACTCAAATTTTTCTGACAAGAAGCCCCGAAAGGGGCTTTTTTAAAGGTGACATATGCGACTGATTAACGATTACACGCCGCCTACACCGGATGATCTCAACCGCCTTAAAGAGCAACTCGGTTATACTGGTACTCAAATGGCAGATCTTGCAGGTGTTGCCAGCAACAGCCAGTGGCGTAAATACACTGGCGGTGAATCGCCCCGCGCAATGTCACCCCACATCCTCTTTTTTATGGCTGCGCAGTTGGCGTTAAGTGATGAAGATGTGGCTGCTGTACTGGAAAAAATGCGGGAAATTGGCGCAGAAATTCAAGGAAAGTAACATTATGTTAATTGTATCTGTTTTACGTTGTGGCAAAAACTTTACATCTAAGCACGCGCAATGGTTACATCGTCAATTCGGGGGTAGAAAGTCTTTGTGCCTTACCGATGCAAAAACTATTGAAGGTGTGGAAACGGCACCGTTACTTTATAACTGGCCAGGTTGGTGGTCTAAGATTGAACTATTTAACCCCGATCATCCTGTCATTGGTAATCAGGACTTACTATATTTTGATATTGACGTTGTCGTTACAGGAAACCTTGACGTTTTTGAAATAGCAACTGACTTCACAATGCTACGTGAATTCAATCATCCAACACGTGTAAATTCTTCAATAATGATGATCCCCGTGTCAGTTAAACGTAAAGTATGGGAAGCATTCATTGCAGATCCAGACAAAATCATGAATGAATGCCAGACAGAAGAAAAATGGGGAGATCAAGGATTTATTGGTAGTATCCTTCATCCTATGCTTTGGCAGGACATCATTCCTGGCTCAGTGATAAGTTACAAATGTGATATCGCAACCAATAAAATGATTGGCTACAACTCGGTTCTGGCAAATCCAAATGCGACTGGAGAAGTTCCTGAAAATGTATCCGTTGTTTGTTTTCATGGCAGTCCAAGGCCCTGGAGAACAGGTTTCAATTGGGTTCCTTCTTTCTCAATAAAAGATTCCCTGTATGGGAAATTAAAAAATTTTAAACTAAAATTAAAAAACAGTTAGTAAAGCCCCTTACGGGGCACTGATATCACACAGGAACTTCAGGCCATTCGATATCTGGTGCCCTGCTAACGTCAATCCGATTTAGCAGAACGCGATATTTCTTGAAAGCCATAAGTAGTGTTTTTTCTTCGGCAGTAGCCATATCGAAATCAACTGCATCTTGTAATGTTGCAATACTATTATTAGCTTGTGCCAACAATTTTTTCTTTTCAGCGTCAGCATCACTGACTAACGCAATCTGTATCGCTTTCGCATCATTCACCCACGCCTTACCATTCCATTTTTGCCATGTATTAGCCGGTGCTAACGTGGTTGTCCCTTCCGGATATGCGCCTAGCTCGGTGATCACCAGTTCGTTGCCGTTTTCTGTATCAAACACCACCTCACCACGATGATCCTCACGGGAAATCCATCTTTGCTTCTCTGAATCAAAAATCGCCACAAATCCCGCTTTTATTGCCGGTGGCTTTATCGTGGTGCAGTTAGCTGGCAGTCCGGTATGTGCAGGAATAAAAGCGTCACCGGAACCAATAAATTCATTCGTATCGGAACGCAGGTTATAAACAGTAACTGTTTGATCGGTTTCACTCATTTTAAAAGTCATTATGCGAGTCTCACTATGTAGTTAAATGCAATGTTCTTAACGGTCGTTTCTGCGTTACCCGACGCGGCGACGGTAATCGTGTGACTATGTACGCCAATTGCTACGGTATGAGAGTGAGCGCCAATATTTACGGTGTGATTATGTGCGCCAATGTCAACCGTATGGGCATGTGCCCCAGTAGACGATGTTGTTGCGGTTCCAACCGTAAACCCCGTAGCCCCCGCAGCGTTGCTTCCATCACCTTTTTCTTCATTAAGTACAGGCAGCGTATGTGCATGCGCCCCCGTTGTATTTGTCGTTTTCGTGCCATAGTCAAACGTACTGGCTGTTTTAGTACCGTAATCAAATGACGATGAAGTTTTTGTACCCAAGTCTGTATTATCAGCGGACGCACTGTGCGTGTGTGATTTGATCTCGTCCTGTTCCAGAGACAATACAGCGCGACCACTGGCTGGTTTCCCCTTGATGGTCTGCCCCCGCATATCAGGTATCACCCCAGATGGATAAGCCACAGTCAGAAGAGGATAAACAGAAGTATCAAAAGATTGTCCCTGCATTAACGCATAACCAAATGGTGTTGAATCTGAAGGCCAGGGAATTGGGGCGCCTACAGGTAATGCAGAGCCTTCTCCCAAACCAAGGTATGTGAGAATGTCAGCAGCCGTTTTTTTACCGATGATGTCACGACCAACCGCAGTAAGATCGGTGAGTGCTGCAGAGTCAACGCCGTTAAAGTACGGCAACTTATTTGCAGCTCCGACAAGCGTAGCAAGAGCTGTTAAAGTGGAATCCAGAGGCTGAAAATTCGTTAACAGATAAGATAGCGTTCCAGCCGTCATCATGTTCGCGGCGATATCATTTGCGGACCATGCTCGGGCAACAGTGCCCTCCTGCCCGCGTTCGATCGTCATCGAATCACCAGTTCGTTCAGTTACATGAACAATTTCAGAGAGAGAGCCCGTAGCAGAATCAACAATAGTAAGCTTAAAGAAGCTCGTCCCGGAAGCCGGGGACGGGAACAGAGCACCCGTGCCAGTGTTGACGATGAGTGACGTTGCAGACGAGTTTATTCCGGCCGCCAGCACTGTTTGTGCATTATTAGCGGCTAAGAGTGTGAGTGCCATTTATCCTCCGGGATTTTGGTAATAAAAAACCCGCCGAAGCGGGTTTATTTTTCTATGTTTATCACTACCACTGATTTTTTAAATCACTTTCCGACATCTTTAACCTAAATATTTCATTGTATTTCTTTATATAGGTTTCAGGTGATGCCCGGCATTTCATTTGAAAATTCGCATCAAAAGAATTTGGATCTTTCTTAATATCAATTACAGCATTGCTTTTTATCAGCGCCTTTACCATATCCCTATATTCATCATGCGATATAAGCAACATATCGCCAATCATGCGATCGCCAGAGTACTGTCCACTCATTGCATCATTTGCGGCATTTGTAATAAGAAGGGATGAGGCGGCGCACATGTTGTAAATATTAGAGTCCGTTGGCTTGATTCCTGTGGTTCTTATCTCGTTTAACATCTGATTGTATTCATCTTGATCCTGTGGTGAAAGTTGTTCTCCCCCCCACGCTTGGGTCATCAAAAACAGAAACACAAGCAATGTAGATATTATATGTTTTACAAACATTTAGCTCCCCCTTGCCAGGACGCAATTAAGTGGCAGCATAATAACAATTCAACCAATGATAGTCACGCTCACGGGTTGGTAAAATGGCATGTGTAGCAGGCCGCTATCAAAGGCCTGCTTGAATAACGATGCATATTCATAGTCCGTGCTTTTTATCAAGACGCTTTTGTTTTGATTAAAAGCCTGTGAGTTATAAGTGAAGTGATTAAACATGGAGGCGTCTGTTAACCTCCAGAATCCCTTAATTATTGAGATGCTTGCCCCTGAACTTGAGAGCAAGACCGAGATACTCCACCTCTGATCGTTAACGACGTCAACGCCATCAACCCCGGTAAGAAATCTCATTATCCGACGCTTTAACCATGGGATGGTAAAGTAATACCCATCACCTTTGTAGAAATTCCACGTCATGATGCGCTTAAACAGATCATCTGAAACGACAACCTGCTCTGACTGATTAACTACCTTTCTGCCATTGAATGGTAACTGGTTGAACAGGACGGCGTTGTAAGGGCCGAATACGGATTGCTTTCCACTGACCAGCACCGGCGGCTTAACGCCATAAATCCCCCTGGCTATCCATTTTAACTGGTCACCAGCATTATACCCGCCGACAAAGATCGGCAGGTTGGCGTTAATCATCCATGAATAAATGTCCTGCGCCATTGTGTTATACGCAGAGACGAATGCCTGGAGATCATCATCATCGTTATACTGCGTATACAAGTAAGACTTAATGATATCTTCAAGCATATTATATTCCGTCCACGATAACCCCGTCAGAGGCAATGAACCAGTAGCTGTAAGGGTCGCCGCTGATAATGTTGGTTCCGGCATCCACTCCTGTGATTACACCATTCACCGTAACAATAACGTTCAGTGTAGAAATCAGGCTCATATCGAGCGTGCTGTTAATAGCCTGAAGAAATACATCCTTGACGTTATTGATATTCATCGGCTTTCCAGCGAATATCCCGTTTACATAATTGATAACCGGCTGTGAAACCAGTGAGGCGATAGTCGCGTCAGTCAGATAGTTGGCGCTTTCCGTCGCCCACTCAAACTTAATCGTCACCAGCTGCTGCAGCGGGATAACAAAGGGTATGACGTAGTTGTCAGGCCAGTCATTGATCGTGACAACGTTATTCCTCAGGTTCGGAGTGACAATTCCGCCGCCTGTCCATGCCCCTGAGGCAGTGGTATTTATGCCAATAGAAAAAGTGTTGGGGCTCAGTACGGTAATGGTAAGGTTGACGTTGTTGACGCCACTCATCCCTGTTACGCCGGTAATACGAATCACCTGGCCTGAGCTGAAACCATGAGTGATGTCAGTTGTGACAACCCCAGGGTTCGCATTGGTGATCCCGGTTACATTAAGGTCTGCACCCTTGAGCCTGCTGATGTCGCCTGCTGACTTATAAATGGCTCCTGCCATTTCATAGATATCGCCGCCACCGCACATCACGATCCAGGAACTACCGCTCTGGACTACGGAAACAAGACGAGCCTGAACATCATTCAGGTCAGTTAACTTCTGGCGGATAAAGCCAGGATATCCCTGCACAGTCGACATCTGAGCTTCCCATACGCGCTCGCGAAACTCGAAGTTAGTTTCAGGCGCTCCACCAGAGGTGCCGGCAACCGGGTTGGTGCAGGTCAGGGCAATGTCAGACGGCAGACTGGTGAGGATCTGGTTAACAGAACCGACCGGAACGGCCCACGAACCGGTGTTTGTCGCAATAGCTGTTACCATCGAGCTGACGCCTGAAGACAGGACCACTGTCGCATCAGCGATCTGGTAGGTATAAGTGCCGTCGCTGACCAGAAACCCCTGCGGTATGACGAATCCTGCTGGACCGCTAAACGTCACAGGAACGGTAGTCGATCCCTCAGTTTTTTGTGCGCTTATTCCTGCCTGCTGCGCCAGGAGGTTCAGCATGTACATATTCGCTTTCAGCGGGCCGACGGAGTTTATGAGGTCGACGCGGATCTGATCGGCAATGAGCAGCGCGCCAACATCAGTACCTACGATATCCTCAATCAGGGAGCCTGGAAGGTCTGTCGTGATGCCCGGTGATAATTCAGTTGCTCTTGAAACAAGATCGGCGCGCAGTTCTTCGGATGTTTTCGGCACGGGCCCGGCTGCGTCATAGCTAACGGACAAATCACTCATACGTTCACCGTTGTGATAATTTTAGAACCGGCGTTCGTTATCGCCGAAATGTTGTATACGGGCGGGTCATCACTCACCAGGGCGATCTGCAGCGATGAGAAATACTGACTAAATTGCCGTTGAAGCCTGTCGACGTAGTAGGTAGGAAGCACCTGCTGAATGACCGAGCTCTGAGCCGGGATGCCATTATTTGCAAAAAATGGTGACTCCTGCGGCGCCAGCTTCAGATTCTGGATCAGCGTCGTCAGATAGATAGAGTCGTTGAAGCCATTTTCATCCGGAACCACCAGCACCCACTTGCCATTTGCATCTCTTCCGTAGGTTCTCATTGCGTGATATTCCCGTTGAAAGTAGTGGTCGGAACGCCGGTGTTTGCACCGCCATTACCGTTTGAATGCAGATGATTATTCAACCATGAAACCAGGGCGGCCCAGCCGGTGTGCATAATCTCTGGGCTGGTGCTGGCGGTTGAGTCCTGCAGCTTCCCGCTCTGGCCCGTGATGCTCCACATACCCTGCGTAAGGGTAAGGACAGTGCTACCGACTGTGACCTTAAACAAATCAACGGCCGCAATCGTCACGCTGTCAGGCGTTAACAGAAACGTTGTGTTGCTGCCCTGGTCCCTGATAGTCACGCCCTCGGGCCCATAGATAGTGACAACGTTCCCGTCGACGGCCTCCCACTCCGTGTTGCTGATCGGCAGGTATACCAGAGCGCTCAGGTTTGCCGGAGGGGTTAAGTCAGCGACGCCGCCTCCCTGCCCGCTGACACCGCCGAGATAGGTGTCGGCAGGAATAACAATGCCCTTATCACCTGGCTGCATCGGATAGCGGATGTACTGTGGGCCAAAAAGCGGAATAGTGACATTCGGGAAAACATATGGCGTGTCATGCAACTCGAAGGCCACGGTGACCATATTGCCTTTCTGCTCAACAATGCTGGCAGGAAGTATCTTCCCTGCAGCCTGGAACGCCTCCTGGAATTTCTGCTCAGCGAACCTGTTCATGTTCCGGCCGAAATTTAGCTTCTGGTCAACGCTCATTTTGTCTTAACCGCCTCCGCCGGATATGCCTCAATCACGGTGATCCACGCTTCTGCTGTTGGCTGCCTGCTGTTACCCAGCAACCGCACCGATTGAACGACGAATTCACCGTTAAAGGCAGAGTCGTCTCTAAACTGGGAGTAAGAAGATGCCTGAATCATCGGCCTGGCCTTCTCCGGCATCAGGATGTGGTCGCCAGTCTGTAGGTCAGCGCGCATAACGCAGATGACGCTGACAACGCCAAAACTGATCCACGTTGGCTGGCCGATCAGGTCATTGAAATTTATCTGGACGGGATTTTTGCTCCTTTCCGTCGCGCTGGTCTTCGAGCCCTGATCGGGGTGATTGGCGTAGTCGTTATCCCACACACGGATTTCGTTGCCGTTGACCACGGCAATTTCAACGCCCGTATAGCCTGGGTCTTTGATGCGGGACAGCGAAAACGCTCTCAGGTTTTTTGCCAGTTCAGCGAGGGAGCCGCAAAACATGGGGCGATCGTAATTCAGCGTCAGCCTGTCGCTGATGCTTATGTTTGGTGTAAAGCCGCCCATAGTCATTATGCATTGTGTCAGTGCAACGGAAAGTTTCTGCCCCATAGACCACGGCATGGTTAGCTGGAGAGGAACCATTTGCCCGCGGGCCGTGGTGTTAACCGGACCAGTGACAATGATGAAGTCCAGCCTCAGCTCTGTGCCCTGCCAGTTGCCGAACACCTGAAAGATATAGCCTTCTATAGCTAGCTTTTTATTCACCGAGCCTGCCAGTGGAAGCCCTTTTGACATGCTAACAAAGATCTGAATTTTTTTACCATAGCGATTCTGCCTTGCCTGCTGCATGTCTCTCGGTCCAATCCCCCATATGGTTAAGTGAGTTTCACCCTGCGGGGTAGACTCTCCGAACCTGAGAATGTCAAATTCAACCATCAAGGCGCCAGGGTTGTACGCTCCATTTTTATGACTGGAGTAGTGCTGAATGACTTTATTCTTGCTATCAAGAATATTTATTTCGTAATAACGCATCAGCTCGTTACCTCAATCTGTCCGTTCTTTTCGCGCCAGATCATGGTCGTCGATGAGAAAACTCCACTTAAAAGGTTTATCCCCCCAGTAGATGTTGAGCCTACGACGGCGGTATTCATGACCGTGTTGTCAGAACTATCAGTGATCAACAAATACCAACGCTGTGCGGCGATGTTCCACCTCATCTGGCAGGTATAGACGTTCCCGTCCAGAATTGGTGAGAACGTCATGCTACGCTGCTCTCTTCCAGTAAATGGATAATTGACGGTACTCATATCCCGAACGCCCCCTGGAGTTTACCGATCAGTCCAATTACCCCCTCAGCACTACTTGCTACCGCTCCACCCAAGGCAGTATTACCAAGAGATGATGCTGTGTTTGTCCATGAAGGTGTTTTATTGGGGTCCCCGGCATCTATTCTCTTAAGGAAGTTGGTAACAGCCCTATCAGCATCAGTGGTGGTAATAAGGGGCTGCTCGAAATCCCACATCCATGTCAGCTGAGGTAATGCATCATTTCCGCTGGTGACATCCTTTACAGTGCGCAAAATGCAGCGGTTATAGATAACTGATGGGGTAGCAACGATGAATGTTCC